TTAGGTAATCAGATACTTGCATTAGCAGCAGGTGCTGATACATATAAGTTACAGTATGGACATAGAGGTCAGAATAAGCCTTGCTTAAACCTTATAGATAAGAGATGTTATATAACAAGTCAGAATCATGGTTACTGTGTAAAACCAGACTCTCTGCAAGGTACAGGGTTTAATATATGGTTCAAGAATGCAGACGATGGTACAGTTGAAGGTATAATACATAAAGATAAGCCCATAATAGCAGTACAGTTCCACCCAGAGGCTGCACCTGGACCCTATGATTGCCAATACATATTTGATACATTCGCTGAGTTGATGGAAGGAGGGTAGCAGGAAAGATATGTCTAGCATGATTAGTAGTAGTTATAATGGTTGTAGAATTTATTGGATAAGGAGGTTAAGAAGTAGCAATGCCATTACTTGATGGAATAAAGAAGGTTCTAGTCTTAGGGAGTGGAGGTATAAAGATAGGCGAGGCTGGAGAGTTTGATTACTCTGGTAGCCAATGCCTTAAGGCTATAAATGAGGAAGGTTTAGAGAGCATACTTGTAAACCCAAACGTTGCTACTATACAGACAGATACAAGGTTAGCAAACAAGGTGTATCTATTACCTATTACACCAGATATGGTTGCTAAGGTTATAGAGCAGGAGAGGCCAGATGGTATAATGCTCTCATTTGGTGGACAGACAGCACTTAACTGTGGTGTGGCATTGAAGAAACAAGGTATCTTAGATAAGTATGGTGTTAGGGTTCTAGGCACGTCTGTTGAGAGTATAAACATTGCAAGTGATAGAGAGTTGTTCAAGAAGACCATGGTTGAGAATGGAATAGCAGTGGTTAAAGGTAAAGCAGCAACTAGCATGCAAGAAGCATTAGATATAGTTAAAGAACTTGGTTACCCTGTTATGATAAGGGTAGCATACACCTTAGGTGGCAAAGGTAGTGGTATTGCACATAATGAGTATGAGTTGTATGAGATAGTACAGAGAGGTTTGGCAGCAAGTATGATACACCAAGTTATGCTTGAGGAGTATATAGGGCACTGGAAGCAGATAGAGTATGAGATAATGCGTGACTACAAAGGTAATGCAATAACTGTATGTAATATGGAGAATATCCTTGCTATGAGAGTACATACTGGCGATAACATGGTTATTGCACCATCTCAAACGATAAATAATAGAGAGTATCATATGCTTAGAAGCGTAGGCATAAGAGCAGTTGAGGCATGCAAGGTTGTTGGTGAATGCAATATACAGTTTGCCCTAGAGCCTACATCTGAAAGGTATGCTGTTATAGAGATAAACCCTAGACTATCAAGGTCATCAGCACTAGCAAGCAAGGCTACAGGATACCCTATAGCATACATGGCAGCAAAGCTTGCATTAGGTTACTCATTGGATGAGTTATTAAACAAGGTTACAAAGGTTACAACAGCATGCTTTGAACCATCTCTGGATTACGTTGTTGTTAAGATCCCTAGGTGGGACTTTAAGAAGTTTGATAGAGTGAATAGAAAGCTGGGTACACAGATGAAGTCTGTGGGCGAGGTTATGGCTATTGGTAGATGCTTTGAAGAAGCTATACAGAAGGCATTTAGGATGTTAGATATTGGGTTAGATGGAGTATTAAGGAAAGAGATTAAGAGGTTTATGAGTGAGGAAGAGTTGGAAGAGCTTATAATTAATCCAGATGATGAGATAATGCAGAATATAATAGATGCATTAAGGTTAGGATGGAGTGTTGAGAGGATATCTAGATTAACTCCTATAGATCCTTGGTTTATCTATAGGCTTAAGAATATAGTAGATATGGAGAGTACTCTGTTAAAGGTTAAGGAACTTGATGAAGAGTTAATAAGAGAGGCTAAGAGGTTAGGATTCTCAGATGCACAGATAGCAAGATACCTTGGCATAAGTGAGAATACTGTTAGAGAGTTTAGAAAGAAGCATGGTATTGTACCAGTGGTTAAGCAGATAGATACACTTGCTGCTGAATGGCCTGCTAAGACCAATTACTTATACCTTACATACGGAGGCTCAAGCGATGATATAACCTATAATAATAACAACATAAATGATGGAAGAGAGAAGAAGAGAAAGGCTATAGTGCTAGGAGCAGGTACATATAGAATAGGCTCAAGTGTAGAGTTCGATTGGGCTACAGTTAACATGATCTGGGGTCTTAAGAGTAATGGATTTGATGAAGTAGCAGTTATAAACTGTAACCCAGAGACTGTATCAACTGATTATGATATATCTGATAGATTATACTTTGAGGAATTAACCCTAGAGAGGGTTCTGGATATATATGAGAAGGAGAAGGCAGATGGTATAGTTACATGTGTAGGAGGACAGATAGCAAATAATCTAACACCAAAGCTTGCAAGGCATAATGTAAAGATACTAGGCACTGATCCAGAGGATCTTGATAGGGCAGAGGATAGAGCAAAGTTCAGTGCACTATTAGATAAGCTTAACATAAAGCAACCTACATGGCAAGTATTTGAGAGTATAGAACAAGCAAAGGAGTTCTGCAAGATTATAGGATATCCAGTCTTAGTTAGACCATCGTATGTACTTAGTGGTTCTGCTATGAAGGTTGTATGGGATGAGAGCAATTTGGATAAGTATCTAACACTAGCTGCTGAGGTTAGTAAAGAGTACCCTGTAGTTATAAGCAAGTTTATAACTGATGCATTAGAGGTTGAGGTTGATGGTGTTGCTGATGGGTCAAATGCTATAATATGTTCTATCATAGAGCATATTGAGAGTGCTGGAATACACTCAGGTGATGCTATGATGGTTATACCTCCATTAAGACTAAGTATGAAGCATATTAAGATGATAAGGGAGTATACATTGAATATAGCAAGAGCGTTAAGGATAAGAGGTCCTTTCAATATACAGTTTATTGTAAAAGGTGATGATATCTACGTTATAGAGTGTAATCTAAGGGCAAGCAGATCCATGCCATATGTATCAAAGTTTACTAGAGTTAATGTTATATCACTTGCAGCTAGAGTTATAGCAGGTAAAGCATTACCAGAGATTGAAGAACCATGGGTTAATGCTAAAGGTTATGCTGTTAAAGCACCCCAATTCTCTTTCATGCAGTTAGAAGGAGCAGATATAGTGCTAGGTGTAGAGATGAGATCCACAGGCGAGGTTGCGTGCTTTGGGGACACATTCTATGACGCAATGGTTAAAGCATTACTAGCATCAAATTACAACCTAAATATTAATAATAGTAAAAGAAGCGCATTACTAACAGTTGGAGGCTTAATGAAGAGAAGAATACTACCTATAGTATCACTTCTCAAAGCATTGAATTTTAATATATATGCTACTGAACATACTGCAGAGTTTCTTATAGCAAACGGGTTTAAGGATGTTACTATAGTGTATAAGATAAGTGAGCCTGATAGAAAACCAAACATAATAGACCTTCTATACAATAGAGAGGTTGATATCATAATAAATATACCAAGCACTCTAACTATTGAGAAGTTCGTTGGGATGTTAGATGATGAGTATATGATAAGAAGGAAGGCTGTAGAGATGGGCATACCTGTATTCACTACTCTTGAGAGTGCGAATATGTTCCTTAAAGCATTAGAATGGCTTGTTAGCAATAGGCCTAGCATAAAACCTTTAGAAAACTACATCATTTAGATTTGGTTAAGATATCTTAAATTTAGTCTGTCTTCTATTACCCTTATTATAATTATATTTATCTAACTAAATCTCAATTCTCATAAGAGTGTTAAAGAAATAATAAATATGTTCATCTATACTTGTACAAACCACAATAAGATAGATCAGATAGTCTACAAGAACATCTGGAAACAGTATTTAAAGTTATACCTTACAGATGAAGAATTCGAAGACTTCTGCAAGATATTTGATATTTACATGGTTGCTTCGCAACAAATGCCATATGGTGATACTGGTACCAAAAGTATAAGAGTATACTTGTGGGATTCAAAGGGTTATTTAGCAAGAGTTATTAACTGTATGGTTATTAGCCATGAACTTATACATGGTATTGCAATATATAAATATTGTTATAAAAATAATAATCCGTTAATTGCTAGAGCAATTCACCAAACTTTACATTATTACCATGGATATGGCAGAGAAGGAGAGATGCAGGGTAAACTAACAGAATTAAAGTTAACTGTAAAGGTAAATCCATTATCAATACCTTTAAAGATCTTAGGTTCCTATGAGATGATAGATTATATAAAGATTGAAAGGATAGCAATTGAACAGATGCAAGTTAACTGATTAAGCCTAATTAGAGAATAGATAATAATGAGCAAAAATCTTTAAACAAATCATAATTATAAATAGAAGCTTTATATTGAATATTTCATATGTTAAAATGTTAGTACTTGTATCAAGATAAATTCTACTGTTATTGTCTAATAAATAGAATTAATAATAATGGGTAAGAATATCAAGTTTAGCAGTGCAGAAGGTAATCCTTTCTTAAAGGCATACTTATACATACAGGCTAATAGAAATGAATGGGACGAAAAGATATCTGCAATAGAGTACAATACTGAAAGAGCAAAGCGCTTTAAGGAACAGCAGAGAGCATTAAGATGGATGATTAAGCGTATAGCAGCAAATAAAAGTTTAGTTAGTAACAAAATCAACTAACCTAAAATAAATATTTTATCTTATTTATTTTTATCTTTTAAGAGTATGAGTAAATATACAAATGATTTAAGATACAAATATTCAACATTAGATATTAGGCTTGCAATAATAAAGCATGATCTAAGAAGATTATATAGACAAGTAGGGACATATAATTCATCACATCATATTAACATGCTTATAATGCTAGATCATTTAGTTAAGAGTATTAACGTTCATAATAATAATAATAGCAAGGAAGTGAATGGATATGAGTGATAATCATCTGCTAAGATTTGCTGGTTTAGATCTAGCAAGGATAAGGGATCACTCAGCACTAGTTGTAGTTGAGATAACTGAAGATAAAGATAATATTAATGATTCTAACAATAAGATAATAACTGTAATTGATGCTATAGAATACCCTCATATGACATTAGATAAGTTAGCAGAGATGATTAAGAGCAAGTATGAGAAGTATAGATGGGTTACACTTCTTATAGATGCAACTGGATTTGGAGGTGCCATTGCATATGATATACTAAGGAAGTACATGGATTGTAAAGCTATTGTTTTTACAAATAATATAAAGAATCAGATGGTATCTAACCTTATAACTTTAGTGGCAAATAAGAAGATAAGGATACCAAAGGAGCATAAAAGACTCATAGAGCAGATGCTTGAGCAGAGGATAATTTCAGATAGCTCAAGTATAAAGTATAGACACCCAAGTAATAAGAACGATGATCTGTTCTGGGCTCTATGCTTAGCATGTTTTGCATGTAAAGATATGCTAAATCAATCTTACATGAAGATAGCAAGTAAAAAATTCTATCAGCAAGAGAATCTTTATGGTAAGTACGATGCTATATACTTTAGATGGTGAGTAATATGAGCAAGTATGAGGTGTTAAGTAGAATAGGAAAGATATTTACAGGAGCATTAAATATATATAGAAGAAGCCTTAGAGGTTACAGTAATTATTATGCTGAGAATACTAGTGATATATTTAAAGTTGCTCATATCAAGAGATTCAATCATTACTCAATAATGCCTCCATATACTCAAGAAGATTATAGAGATTTTGAGAAAGTATGGGCTACTACTCTAGCAGGGGCTGCTTTGGATAAGAAGGTTGAGTTCATAATTGGAGGAGGAATAAGACCTGTATTTGATTTAAAGAGAAACTTAAAGAAGGGTTTAAATGAACAAGAAGTTAGGGCAAGGATAGCAAGATACGATGATCTTATGCAAAGACTCATTGATATAGATGAACAAGTAGAGTTCAATCAAAAGTTAAAGATATCTATACTACTCAGTAAAGTGTTTGGCAGAGCATGTATGTTATTTGATTATAATGATACTAATAGCAAGATACCAAGCACACTGAAGATAGTGCATCCTAGATATCTGGGCATGGTAATTGTTGATGATATTACATGGAAACCTACACATATCCAAGTTATGCTAGCAGAGAATGAATATTTGCCTATAGATGAGATGATATACTTGGTTAATCTACCATATACACCAGTATCAAATAGTGATTGGTATGGATTCTCAGAACTCCAAAGGGTTGTTGGTGCAGCAAAAGCACTCCAAAGATTCATAGAATATGATGCACCAGAGATTGCAGAGAGTATGTGGGCTGGTTATGGATTATTCATAATAAATACAGCGAATAAGAGTAAGGAAGAGGCTGATGCTATGCTCAATGCTCTAGTAAACAGCCTCAAACCTGGAGCATTTAATGCTATAGCAGCAAAGAAAGAAGATGTGGATTTCAAGACTCTAGATCTTGATCCTAAAGTTCAAGAATTAGTCCAGTTAATAGATGCTTATGAAAGACTCATAATAGGCAACTCAACTGTACCATCAGCATTACTTGGAAGAGAAGAGGAACAGAACATGGCTACTCTGAAGGGCAAGATAGAATTCTTCATGAACGGTGTTATAAGGGCTGAGAGAGAGGCAATAGTTAGAGAGGTTAGTAGGCAATGGTATCAGAGACTGGTTGAAAGGATAGAACCTAATGCGTTGAATGAATTAAACATAAGTGCAGAATTTGAACCATTTATAGTAAGTAATTGGGTTGATATGGTAGATGCCGTTAAGAAGTTAAAGGAACTGTTACCAAATCTAAGTGAAAATGCTATTCTTACTATGCTTGGTTTAGAATACTTGAAGAGTGATATGTCAATTACGCATGATATCAAATAAAATGTCAACAGATTAATAATCAGACATTATATCATTTATTATCAATTTATTTATTTAATCTATTTGATATCCCTCTAGTTATATAAAGATCTTTTTTATTATTATGTTATTATTTAGCTATGGTACAATATTGCAACAAATGTAATTGTAAGAGTAATACTAACAGTACTGATGAAAAAGATTGTAAATCCAATGTTAATATAATTAATGTTCTACCTTCGCAAGAGAATAATTCAGAGAGTAATTATCCAAAGATCAGTAGCGATAAGCTCCCTAGCCACATTAAGGTCAGAGAGTTATTCAATGTGTTTGATGAAGCACTTTATAGGGCATTCTGTAAATACAAACCATCATATGGTGAGATGTTTTTAGCCTTATTTCAATTGCAACAAAAACTTCATACACTTTACATGCAGGACATTATAAAAGATTATCTAGAGCTAACAAAGATTGATATTGTAAAGATGTTAACTAGTCTAGATGAAGAAAATTGTAAGAGACAAGATATGTACGGATAATATTGCATAAAAGATTGATAGTGATCCATATGGTTGTGGAGAATAAAATAAAATACTTTACATCAGGCTCAAAGTTCTTCATAAAATCGTTCCTCATAGATGATAGTATAAATGCAAATCGTTGGGGAGTTAGTAAAGATGCAATAATAAAGAGCATAAGAAGTGCAATAGGTAAACCATTTATAATAGACTTTAACACGTTTTCACATCCTAAGGCAGAAAGCATAGAGCAGTTGCTTAAGGAGCAAGAGAAGTATAGAGTAGGAACAATAATAGATGTTAACTACAATAATGGTTATGCATGGTTTATAGCAGAAATATTTGATGCTAAAGCTATAAAAGCAATAAGGGATGGAATAGTAAGGTTTGTCTCTCCTTCAATAATAGTAGATGAGAAGGATATAGTTAGAGATCAAGATGGTAATGAAATAGTAAAGAGCTTTGTAGTTGCACATGTAGCAGGTGTAAAGGATCCAGCGTTTGGTATAGATAAAGCAATGATAATTGCTCAGTGTCATGGAACAGAGTATACATGTATGAGTATTCTAAGAAGGGCAAGTAAAGAGATTAGTAATAATGATAAGAAAATACCTAATCACAATAATAAAGAGAACATTAATAGATGCTTAAGAGAGTGTTTACACGAGAAGAAAAAAATGAATATTGCTATAGATAAACAATCAATAGCAATATGTTTAAATGAATGCTCTAAAGGTGATAAAAATGATAAAGCAAAAAGTAGTTCTTTATGTCCAAGTCATCCAAATGCTAAACTGATGTCTATGCAAGATGTTAACTCAAATCAAAATGAGAATAACAAGATTGTAGAATATGAAAATATAATAGCAGAGTTAAAGAGAAAACTAAGGTTAGCAGAGTTAAAGCAGGTCATCGATAGAATAGTGACAGCAAAGCTAGCATTAGGTAAGATAAGTGAGCAAGATGCTGAGAATGAAAGAACAAAGTATGCAGAAGCAGATAGTGAGATGTTGCTAAACGAGCTTGCCTCTGTTTATGAAGAGATGTTATCTAACAAGAGCGCAAGCATGTACATGCATAAACCATCATATAATGCAAGTTACATGCTTAACGCTAAGAGGACAGTAGATATTAAGGATACTACTATTTATGCTGATAGACTATTCTTGAGGTGATGTGATATGGCTCAAGCAGGAGATATAGCAAATACTAACTTCATAGTAAGATCCTTCCAAGTTGATGCCAATCAAAGCATAGATAGAGGTGATGTTATAGCAATAGTAGAAGGCAAGGCTAGGAAGGCTACCAGTAACGATGATGGTCCATTTGCTGTAGCAGTTGAGAGTGTTACAACTAGTAGCAATGATGTTAAATATATTAGAGCATGTATATCAGGGTTGGTTTATGTTATAGCAGATGGAACTATAAGACCTTTCAGACCAGTTAAAGTAGGCTCCCCAGGCAAGGTTGTTGAAGATACTAGGGTAACCATAAGCAATGAGTACTCACAGCAAGAGATTCAGGAACTGCAAAATACATTCTGGAAGAGAGTTGGTGTATACATAGGCAAAGAGAATGAGCATCTAACAGTAAGTGATGCTCATCAAGGAGAAGTTATTCTAATCAAGTTATAATGAGTAATGATAGGTGATATTTATGGTAGTGATAGATAACTCAACAAGTGATATAAGCATGAGTGTAAGTAACTCTAGAGTAGCATTAACTTACTCCCCATATACAAGCAAGATATATCTAGGTTCTTTAGCAAGCGAGGACTTTAGAAGAGATGCTAATCTTATACCATTGATAAAGGTAAACAAAGATAAGAGGCTTGGTGAAGGTAGGTATGAGGTACTTTATGCAGAATATATAAGACAAGCAGAGAGACATCTACAGGCAGGAATACTAGATACTCCACATGTTCAAACATTAACATCTGTGCAGATACTTAATATGATAATTGGTGAAGAGTATAGGCAATACTATTTACAGGAAGGTTGTACTAGAGTACCAGTACCAAAGTTAGAGTTAAGAGTACCAATAGCAAACAAGTATGAGGCTAGTGAGAAAGTACCTCCAATGGTAGAGCCTAATGTACTTAACACACAGTTCACTATGGTTCAATTCAATCTATGGAAGAATGTAGTTGCTCTAGCAGTTGAGGATGAAGCTAGGTTAAGACCATCTGTTGATCCATTTGCAAGTCAGATAAAGACAGCTGCTACTGCATTAGGTAGAGCAGTAGCAAAACAGATAGCAGAAGAGTTAAGCAAGTTTGATGATGTAGCAAAAGAATCATGGAGTGCTCTAGGTGCAAGTGATAACTTCTCAGCATACAATCCATTGGATCATATAGCAGCAGAGTACTCTAATATTGCAGATAAAGGCTTTGATGTTGATACCATAGTAATGCACCCTAGAACATGGGCTGCATATCAGAGTAATACATTCATTAAAGGTTACACAATATTAACTCCAGAGCGCTTAGGTATGGGTGTATTCCCATTACCAGGTTGGCCAGGGATAACTGCTATTGTAGATAGCGTATTTACACAAGGACAGGCAGCATTGTATGATAAGAAGACCTTCTTGCTAGGAGAAGGACCAACTGTAATAGAGCAAGGTAGAGATATAGACAAAGGCATGGATAAGTATGTTATAAGACAATGGGTACAACCATTACTCACTAGTAAGGATGCTGGAGTAAGATTAACAAATATACTCTAACTTTAATTTTTATTATTTTTTAATGAAGTTTATTAATTAAATGTAGTAATTACTATTATTCATGATCTTATTTAATCTTTTATCTATATTTTAATATTAATATCGTATAATGAATGATGAAATATTAAACATATTATTGCCTCAAATAACACAGATGGGTTTTGGTGCAATAATATTATTCACCATTATGCGATGGTTAATTAACATAGAAAGAGAGTTAAGCGAGATAAGTAGGATGCTAGATGAGATAAGTAATAATGCTAGAGAGCTTAATAAAGGCATAAATAACCTAACAGATTCTATAAATACATTCAATAAAAGATTTAGATACGGTTAATTAATTGATTACTACTAACCTAACTATATTTGTATAATATAATTAGTTATGATAAAGTAGATCTTGTCTTAATTATTTATGTCTGAAGTATTTGGCGATATAACAACTAATAGGCAGGAGGTTAGGAGATTGGTAGGCAATCCTCCAACTAGTGAGGTTAGTGATGAACTAATAGATTCTGCTTTAGCAAAGGCGTGTTCTAGCATAAAAACAGATACTGGTAGGAGTTGGAATAGTAGTGATAAACAATGGCATGATATTATATATGCACAGAATATTAGAGCAGCATACTATATTATGCAATTCTTTCCATCTGCAACAATGGAAAGCAAAGCAAAGTTACTACTTGAAGAATATTATAATAGGATAAGATCTATAAACAAGGGACAGAGTGATTCAGTTCCAGTAACATTCACTATAGCAAGCAGCAAGTATAAGTCAAGATTATTAAAAGAAGAACAAGATGAAGAACAATTGAAATCTTATTAAATGATATAATGTAAATATTATTATTTACAATTACAATTCATGGTGATGATTATGACTTTACATATAGCAGGAAGAGATAGCGACTTCATTACTGATCCAAACATACATTTACTTAATATGCTTAAGAATAATTGGAATCCTAATGGAGCAGATAATGATTCAGAGTTAAAGGTATTAGATGAGGCTAATAATGCATCTACTACTGGAGTAAGGTTCTCTGTAGATTGGTTCAATGGATCTTCATGGTATCAGATAATAGTCAAGCATTTAAATACAACTATAAATAAGATAACCTTAGGCTCAAAAGGGTACCTTGAGCATAACTCTTATCATGCAATACATATATTTGCTAAAGGTAAAAATGCTCTAGATAAGATATGGAAGTTAGAGAAAGAGATTGAAAGAATATTAGCATTGAATATGCTTAATATGCCAGAAGGTATACAGTTAGCATTGCTACAAGACTTTAAACGTTTGCCCAAAGAAGATGCATATGAGAGCATAGAACATAGCATAGCAACCGTTATTCTAAGATACTATAAGGTAATAGTGTAAAATATAAGCAAATAATAAAGTAGATATAAGACATGAACAATTAAAAGAAAGTAAATTGTTGCATAGATGAATCAGATAAGTTTAGTTCTTATTGATATCATAATTAAATGATAACTGGAGGGAGTAAGAATGTCTACAAGAATACCAACATTTGCAGGTTTAATTAAGAGGCAATTAGAGTATAGAGAAGAGAATGTTTTTGGTGAAGGAATAGATATCTCATCCGGTACATTAAAATCTGCAGGACATATAAAGAGTGTTGATCCAAAGATTGAGATAGTACTTGAAGAGTTCAGAAGATTAGGTTCAGAAGATATATACAAGAGTATAAAATTAGCAGAGAACTATAGGTTTACTGTAACTTATGCTATAGAGGATATAGAGTTCTTGAAATATGGGATAAACTCACAAGGTTCAAGTAATAGTATAGATAAGTCATTAGCATTAGGATTCTCATACATGCTTAATGGTGTAGAACACTTTGTAAGGATCAAGGGCGCTAGAATGAATAGTATAGAGTTAAAGGCAAATGCTGATTCACTAATAGAAGTTACAAGTGAGTTCATATGTAAAGAGATATCTACCCCTAACACAACAGACTATGTATCTGGTACCGCTACACATGCTACTGATCTTACCAATAATCCATGGCACTTTGCTGATGCAACAGATCCTGTAAGACTTGTATCAGGAGCATCTACAACTATACTACCGTGTACTTCATTAACAATAAAGATAAATAGAAACTTGGATCCCATAAGAACATTAGGTAGTCAGCAGATAACATTCTTGCCAGCAACAAATAGAGATATAACAGGAAGTATAACGCTACTTTATCTTAGCACAAGTAGAGAGGTGGATCTAAAGAGTAGTAATGCATATACATTAAGATGGATATTGAAAGAAGGAACAGGAGGCGCAGTACTTGATCTTACAAATACAGTATTCACATCTTTAGATAAAAGGGAGTTCAATGCTAGCGATAATAAAGCTGTTCTTGAGACCTTAGGATTCAGAGCAAAAGGTGCTACAATATACGCTACTTAATTATTATTTATTTTATTTAACCAAAATAAGATTATTCTTTCTTTACTATAGTTAGGTGATTACATTATGAGCAATGATGTTATAGAGTTAAATGGTAAAGAGTACAAAATAAAACATTATCTTACCGTTAAAGAGGTTAAAGAACTTATAAAAAGAGAACAATATGCTAGAAATGAAGCTGCTAAAGGTAATCTTGACCCAACGTTTGAGTTATGGAGTGAAGTACTAAACAAATGTCTAGGATTAACTTTAGAAGAGTTAGAGAACATGCATTATAAAGATGCTGAGATGTTATATATTAAAGTGTTAGAGATGAATAGAAGTGTCCCTTTACAGTGAAGATGAAGATAGTTAAGATGTTCATAACCGATAACTTTATTATAAATGATCCTTACTTAGCTGAGATGCTTAGACTATACTCTTTAATAAAGGCAGGGATAGTAAATATAACTTATAGTGATTATGAGAATATGAATGAAAGAGATATTGCATACTTGATGACTATAGCAGAGGCAGATATTAGTGCTCAAGAGATTAAGAGCAAAGGTATAGCATTTATTCAGGGTGCACCTAACAAATGATATCTTTAAGAGAGATAGGGATAAGGAATGCAGTAACAAGAAGTAATCACATAGTATTAAATATTGACAATGTTATTCAGGATACACTTAATAGATTAGTGGATGAGATAATGTATGAGATTAAAGAGCATATGGTAAATGATTCATGGACTGATGCTAAAGGTAATGCAAGACATGGACATATAGTTAGTGGTGAGTTGATTGCAAGTATATTTAAAGAGCAGGGCAAGAACTATGTTGTTTTAGGTGCTAAGGCAGAACACTCAATATTCCATGAGTTCGGTACAAGTAAACAACAGGCACATCCTATATTTAGTATTATAATAAATAGTAAGATAAGCAAGTTTACTGATATACTTGTAAGGAATAATGAACAGTTATAAAAATTTTTAATTATTATTTTATTTTCTTTCTTCATAAGGTGATTAATTACTATGGAATTCCCTTTGGTATGGAGATTTCAGGTTCAAGGAGCAGAAGATGTTAAGGCAAGATTAAAAGAGGTTAATGAGCAGTTTGCTAGAGGAGAACTTACAACCCATCAATATGCTCAAAAGCTAAGGGAACTTAATAGAGATGCTAATACACTAAGTGGAGCTATGAGGCTACAAGGTAACATAATGAGAGCTATGCATCCAAACCTTGTTATGCTTGAGAGATCCTTCTCTAGACTTGGCAGTGTTGCTAGGAGTGTATTAAGTACTCTAGATACGGTTAACATAATACAACTTGTTATGATAGGAAGGACTAACTCATTAACTGAAGCACAAGATGAGCTAGAGAAGGCACAAAGAAATTATAATCTAGCAGTAGAACAATTTGGTGCAAATAGTCCCCAAGCGCTTAAAGCGTTGGAAGATTTAAGTGAAGCACAAAATAAACTTAACAAAGCTATAAAGGATGCAGAGATCGATAAACTTAACTCCATAGTAGGATCATTATCTGGTATAGCAAATATAGCAGGTTCCTTAGGATTTGCTGTTATGGGCTTAGGAAGATTCTCTGGTGCATTAACAGGGTTAAGGGGGGTATTAGCAGCACTTATACCATCATTTAGTTCAATACTTACTATGCTTGGTGCATTAGGACCTACTGGATTAGTTATAGCAGGTGCTATTGCAGCTATAGGCTTACTTGCATATGCATATCAATCAAATATGTTTAATATGCTTGATGTATTGAATAACGTAGGCTCTAGCATAGTAATGTTCTTCACACGCATAATGCCTAGTGCATTACAGATTGCTGCAAATGTTATAATCAATATATTTACAACAGTAATACCAGATGCATTATCAAATTTTGCAAAGTTTATAACTAGCATATTTACAAATGTGCTACCTCAAGCAATCTCATCATTTATATCATCTTTAGCAGGTGCAGTTGATAGTATAGTAGGATATGTTATGAAGATAATAAATGCGGTTAGTAACGCAATAAATTCAGTACTAGGGTTAGTTATAAAGACACCTTCAATATCTACTACAAGTTATTCTTACACAGCATATTCTTCATCATCGTCATCATCTTCATCGTCATCAAAAACTGCAACAACATCGAAATCATCTAGCAAGGGTGGAGGACCAGCTAAAGGTCCTGCTATACCTCTTCAACATGGGTTTGAGGGAATAGTAAATAAACCAACATTATTCCTTGCTGGTGAGGCAGGAGCAGAGTACGTTTATGTACAACCATTACATAAATCATTACTATCATCACAACATACAACTTCATTTCATACCAGCAATGTTAATCCAAATCTAACAGTTAACATCAATATTGGATCATTCATAGGTAATGATAGACAAACAATAAAGCAATTGGCAGATATTATAAGTAGAGAAATAGCAAGTAAAGTAGGTATATTTCATTTCTAATATAATTGGTTATCATTAATGCTCTCTATCTCATTTATTCTATTATTTTATTTTTATTAGGTATCAACTTATGAATAATTTAAGAGCAGTGCTACCTAAAGTTATTATAAGCAAAGATAATACTACTTTAACATTTGATCCAGTTAACAGAATATACGATTTTAACCTTATATCACTTGATATTGAACTCAATATAGATTCCAGTCCAAGTATAGCCAAGTTTGTTGTTGAAGATTCCAATGCTATAGATCTAGGCTATAGAATAGATATATGGTTGGGAAAGGTACCTTACATAAACGATAAGATATTCTCTGGTACAATAGATGTTAAGAAGAGAAGTTATAATAGAAACAATCATATAGTTACAGAGTATAAAGCAAAGAGTCTAGGTTATAAACTAAGTGAGAGGATAATAGATATAGTTGCTAGGCAAAGGATAAAGGAGGATGGGTTACCAGATAGCAATGATCAGAGTACTGAGGTAAGCAATCTAGTTAAGAGGATTATAGCAGATATAACTGCATATCCAAAGGTTAATGATGCTATGCAAGTTAAAACATTGTATGATGAAGGTATAGATCCATACATGTATGTTAAGAGATCTGGAATAACATTACCAGTATATATACTACAATATAGGCCTGCAATAGATGCCTTACAAGAGTTAGCAGAGATCTCTGGTTATATATTCTTTGTTGATGCTGATGGCAAATTGCATTTTCATGCTCCTGGTATCAACTCAAATATAATAACATTCAAGGATAGTATAAATACAAATGATAATCTTAGCACAACTGGGCTTATAGTAGATTATGAGTTAGAGGATAGTATTGAACAAGTTAAGAATGTTATATATGGATTAGGAGGGAATAGACCAAAGATAAGCAAAGAGGTTACTGTTAGCAATGGGTATCAACTGTTAACAGAGTATAAAGCTGTTAAGATAAATCTAGTTGGAATAGAGAGAGAGTTACAATATATAGCAGTTAGAGTTGCAAAAGTAGGAGATGATCTAACATTACCATTAGAAGGTGAGTTAAGGCTAGATGATGGTAACAACAGACCTAAGGGTGCATTGATAAAGGCATTTAGGAAGGATTATCAGGCTATAAATGCTAAAGTAGGCTCAAGTAATGGGCAATGGGTACTATTCGATGTTGGTGAAGAGAATTTAGATGTTAATACACCACATTGGCTTATTCTATACAAGAAAGGTTATGCCAATAGCACGTATGCATGGTATCATGATAACTCTACAATCGGTGTTAATGCTAGATCAAGCGATGGTGTATCATGGATTGTGAATAATAACAGTTATCAGTTCAACTATAGGTTATATTATTCTCAAAGATTACTAACACCAATAGCAGATAATAATAGTATAAATGCATATGGTAGAAGAGAGGCTGTTGTATCATGGCCTACAGTTATAGAAGATGTTGAGCTTATAGCATTAACAAAAGGGCAATTAGAAACAGCAAAGAAGAGGAAGCAGTTCATAACATTAACATGTATCCCAGCAGATACAATGCTAAGATTAGGAGATGCTATTAGAGTAGTTGATAGCATAAATGGATTAGATGCTGTATTTGATGTAACTAACATAAGTTACTCGTTTGATCAGGGACTTGGTGATTATAATTACAAGTTCACAGTAAAGGGTGTAAGGTTCATTTAATATGTTAATGTTAGTATTTGATTATGAGCTTTAGGGATATCAGAAGTGTATCAGGTATAAGTGATATAATAAAGAGGCTAAGTGAAGAACTTGCAAGAGAACGCTATGGTAGAAGGGGAGAGGTACTTTACATACTGAATATCTATGTTACAAATGGAGAAGAAGATTCTGTTAATACAATTGATAATACTTCAACTAACATACTAACAGGTGAGTATGTATATGACTCAACAACACATGACTTTGGATCATACTCATAGTGTAACTATTAGAGGAAGGGTTGAGATAAGGTTGTATGAGCGAAATGAGCTTGTAAAGAGTATTAACATTGATAATTTAGTTGTTAACATAGGTAAACAAGTACTTGCTGATATAATAACTGAGAAAGGTGTAAATATTGCTTATGTTGCAGTAGGCTCTGGAACAAGCCAAGTTACCCAAGGAGATACAGCATTACAACAAGAGATAGGTAGAAAAGGTATAACTATGAAGAGTACAAATGGTAATCAGGCAAGGTTTGATACATTCTTTGATACATATGAAATGAATGGAACATGGAGAGAGGTAGGCTTAATAAGCAGCGATAACAGACTAGTTGCAAGAACATTGCTTAGTAATGAGATAAACAAGACAAACAGCAATACTTCTACTATCTCTTGGAGTATAACATTCCAGTAAAGTATGGTATGATAAATGATTATGTATGAGCATATGAGGTGGTAGAATGGCTAGATATACAATACCAAAGGTAGGAAGAGCAATATCTAGCAGTGATTGGTACAGGTATATAGGTGCATTTGCTGTAGACTATATCGATTACGGCTTCTCAGTAACTAGTGCAAGTAATCTACAGGTTAACGTGAGTAATGGAAGAGCATACATACAAGGTATAGCGTTGGAGAGTGATGCTATTGAGCAATTAACTATGCAAGCAAATGCTGTAAACCATATATTCATTAGATTAATCAAAGATTCCCAAGGAAGACCATTAGACTGGGAGTTTGTAGTTAACACTACTGGAGCAAAACCACAGGATGCTATAAAGATAGCAGAGGTTACAACTGATACTAGCAATGTAATATCAATAGTAGATAGAAGAGCATTAGGAGATCTAACATATATGTTCATAGGCTCATACGATAAGTTAGAGCCTAGAGCAGGGCTTATAGTTAGTGATCCAGATCTAAGGTATATACTTGTTAGAGATAGTAGTAATACAAGATGGATACCTTTACTAGGCTCTAAAGGTAGTGATTACCCGTTCTTCTCACTCTATGAGGCAAGAGATCACTTTAATAGAGAGCAGGTTAATGTTACAAATGCGCCCCAATTATACATAACATCAATGGCAGCAATAGAGAATGGTAATAATGATAGTAGTGTTAGAATGCATGCAATAACTAATGGGGGTAGTATAGCAAATGGATCATCTGCCTTCTTTAGAACTAACTATACATTGAGACCTTCTATGCAAGATGCATATAGAACTATAAATGGTATAACCATTGAGTTAAGATTTAGACTTGTTACTAGAGTAAGCAACGTTAGACATGCATTTGGACTAATAGATGGTTTAACTAGCATGGATGCATTCACATCAAGCGTAAGGAAAGTATGTTTAACTGTGGATGGAATAGGTAATTTTGCTGCTAGAGTAAGTAATGGAGTAAGTGAGAGTATAGTTGATACAGGTATAGCAAGTGATACACTATGGCATATACTAAGGATTGAATGGTATAATAATAATGTTATATTCTATATTGATAATATCCAAAGAGCAAATATATCATCTAACGTACCAACATCTGCACTTAACATATTCTCAGCAGTATACAATTTTACAGGAGCTAGTACTAGTGTATTCAACACAGTAGATTATTGGCATTATAGAATTATTTAACTTAATTAATTCAATAAATGGTGATACTATGGGTATAGTTAAGATAAAGGTTTATAGAAGTGATGGAGATGTTAAGCAAGAATTGCTTAAGGAATATAGTATAAATAGGAGTGAAGATCTTTTTGTATTACTTATCAATCTACTCTTAAAGAACTTTAACATGTTGATTGAGATTGTTAATGATAATACTAACAATAACAGTAATAACCATGGTAATGAAAATGGATCGTTACATTCTAGTAATGATGAACATGAAGAGTACTGGTTTGCTAATATTTGAACCTAATAATTTATTGCTAATGTGATCTAAGATGAGCGTTATATTAGATGTTGAAGGTAATTACCCATATTTTGATAACTATTATGGTGCAATAGACCACTTCAATAGAGAGAATATAAACCTAGTTGGGATGTATCGGGTTTATACTACAGATGCTTATGCTGAAGTAAGGATACACAATGATATGGATAATTACAGATACCATGCATTATTCTTAGGCAGGGCAGGAAGCAATGGGGGTATGTATCCTCAAAGGATAGCATCTATTGGTGCAAGGCATTATTATGTATCTCCAACAACGCTTATTGATGCAGATACCATTGTATTTGAGTGTTTATTTAAACAACTTAATAATGTGCAAAGAGGAGAGAAGGTAAGTGTAGGTCTATTCAGCAGTACTCCAACAAGTTACTCTGGTAACGATGATGCCTTCTCAAACAATACAATGATAGCATTAAGATACGATGGAGGAGATAACTATACTATGCCTAAGGATAACTATGAGATAGTATATTGTAATGATAATGGTAGTGTTACAGTAGTTAATAGCGGTTTAACAAGGGATAGTAATGAACATAGGGTTAGGATAGTATGGAGTGTTAATAAAGTTGATTTTTATATAGATGGAATACTTAAGCATAGTATAAATAACAGTAACATGATACCTA